GTGATAATATCCTTGATAACTATCTTGCTATTTCTACAAAAAACAAAACACCATTAAAAACAGCAGACATGCTGAAGATTGTGCGTCAAGCACCAATGCGTAAAGTAGAATCAGTTATTTATGGCAATCCAGGTTATGGCGGCAGTAAGCCTGCAAAGTATCCTGGGTATCAAGAAAACGGAGCGTTGCCTGGTAGTTATAGAGAATCTGTATTGTATCTTGATCCAAAGCATATTCCACAAGATCCAGATAAGGTGCCTGGTAGTGTTCATGACTTTTCAGAACGATACGTGATCGGTTGGTCGCGGCTCACGGACCGTACAGCGACATTACCTGTAGAGAAAACACCACAAGGAATCGCAGCAACTGTTGACCCTGCTATGATTAGAACACTAAAACGTAATCAGAAAAAATTAGATAGACAACTAAAAGGTTTAGAAACATCCGCTCTTAGAAAACTAGAGCGAGAAGGTTTAGTAGAAGTCGATGATGTTGATAATCTAACAATGGCTGAAATAAGAAATATTTTAGATACTGATACTATGGCAAGACTGCGAAGTATTGATGAGCCATTAGAACAACAGATTCTACAGTTTAGAATGAAGATTGATAGTGACGCTGCCAAGTTACAAAAAATGGAAGCAGCAACAAAAGGTAAAAAAGTTACCATAACATTTGCTGATGAAATACAATCCGATATTTTGCAGCAAGCAAAAAAATTAGAAAATGATTTACGTGAGCAATTAGGCTCTATTCTTGATTTACCAAAAGAAAGAAGACCAGGAGCTCTTGCTGCAGAACGTACACGATACACAGGTGGTGCAAGAAATGTAGAGCCTGAAGTATTAGAGTTTTATACACAAAACGAAACTATCTTTAGACCAATGTTTAGTACAGCAGAAGAGATGCAAGGTTTTGTTAATGAGTTTCAAAAAAACAAAGTAGCTATTGAAGTAGTAGCAAAGGGTGGCCCTGCTCCAAGTGATGAAGCTATCAAAGCAATGAACATCGCTATTGCTAAAGAAAAGAAAATGTTAGAAGAACTAAATGTTGGATTAAGTGAAGGTGCCCTTAAACAATTATTCCCGAACGTGCCATTTAAAAACAGAGATGAGTGGGGAGATATACTAATTAAAAGAGATTTAACAGAGGCTGCTCAACGATTATTTGTTGACAAGGTAGATGGCGCTGCAGAGTGGTATGCGGTATCTCCAGCTAATTTTGTTAAAAATAGATATGGTCAAAGCGGTGGAACAGCAGTGCCAATTAATCAACGAACCAAGGACATGAAAGGAATTGGTACAGAAGAATTTTATGGTGGCCCTGATAGTGTTGATTCAAAAGGAAAACATTATACATCAACAGTAGAAAAAGCACTAAAACGTGCAGCAAAAGAAAACAACTCTGAGTTTAAGATTATTGAAGTTGATGGCATGGGAAAAGTTTTTGCTATTAAAATTACACCAGAGATGCTACTACCTCATAAAACTCATAGAAAAAAAGGAGGGATGGTGTATACTCCAGAATTAATTGATATATTTGAGGCAGCATAATGGCAGTAGAAAAACCAGTAGGATTTATACCAGAACAAGAACAAGCTATTGAACAAATGGTGGAGATAGAAGGCAACGCTTTTGCTGATGATCTAGCACCTAATGTTGAAATGATGGAAGATGGTTCTGCTCTTATTGGTGAGCAAGAACAAGTTATTACTTCTTCTTTTGATATGAACATTGCAGAAGTTTTAGATGAAGATACTCTTGGCATTATATCTAGTGAATTACGTCAAGCATTTGAAGATGACAAATCATCAAGAAAAGACTGGGAAGAAACATATAAAAAAGGATTAGATCTTCTTGGATTTAAATACACAGAGAGATCACAACCTTTCCAAGGTGCGAGTTCCGTGACTCACCCAATGTTGTCCGAAGCAATTACACAATTTCAAGCACAAGCATACAAAGAATTATTACCAAGTGGTGGCCCTGTAAATACACAAATACTTGGCAATACATCTCGACAAAAAGAAGAACAAGCACAACGTATTAAAGACTACATGAATTATCAGATCACGTATGAGATGGAAGAGTATGATCCAGACATGGATTCAATGTTATTTTATTTACCACTATCAGGATCTGCTTTTAAAAAAGTTTACTATGATGATGGATTAGGAAGAGCTGTATCTAAATTTGTACCAAGTGATGATTTGTATGTACCTTATCAAACAACAGACTTTCCTTCTTGTGAAAGAGTAACACATGTTATTAGAAGAACAAAAAATGATATAACAAAAATGCAAGTAGCTGGAATGTATAGAGATGTAAATCTCTCTGTTATTGATAATCAAACAGCACTGCAAGAAGAAGAAGCGAAACTATCTGGTATTAGAAAAAGTTATCATGACGAAGACTATCAATTATTAGAGATGCATGTAGACTTAAACATTGAAGGTATTGACAGTGATGACGGAATTAAAGTTCCTTACATCGTAACAATAGACGAGGGATCATCAAATATTTTATCTATATATAGAAATTATGATGAACAAGATGACAGAAAAAGAAAACGTCAATATTTTGTTCACTATAAATTTTTACCTGGTTTTAGTTTTTATGGTTTTGGTCTTATTCATATGCTTGGTGGTTTATCAAGAACGGCAACTGCCGCTCTTAGACAATTATTAGATGCAGGAACTTTATCTAATTTACCTGCTGGTTTTAAAGCTAGAGGACTTAGAGTTGCAGATGATGATACTCCTTTACAACCAGGAGAGTTTAGAGATGTAGATGCACCTGGTGGTAGTTTACGAGAAGGATTAGTGCCTTTACCATATAAAGAACCAAGTGGTACATTATTTCAATTACTAGGTTTTTGTGTAGAAGCTGGATCTCGTTTTGCGTCTATTGCAGATCAAAAAGTAGGAGAAGCAGCACAAGCTGGAGCACCTGTTGGAACAACGATGGCGTTAATGGAACGTGGTGCGAGAGTCATGAGTGCTATACACAAAAGATTACACTACGCACAAAAAATAGAATTTAAATTATTAGCTAAGATTTTTGCAGAATCTTTAGATCCACAATATCCATATGAAGTTGGAACTGAACAAATACAAGGTTTAAAACAAACTGATTTTTCAAAAGATATTGATATTATTCCTGTATCAGATCCAAATATTTTTTCTATGGCACAACGTGTTACGTTGGCACAAACACAATTACAATTAGCTCAAGCTGATCCTGGTGCACATAACATGTATGAAGCATATAGAAGAATGTATCAAGCACTTGGTGTAAAAGATATTGATGTTTTACTTCCTGTTCCTTCAGAACCTCAACCTATGGATCCTGGAACAGAAAATGCAGCGGCTTTAAGTGGTCAACCTCTTGTAGCATTTAGAGGACAAAATCAAAATGCTCATGTTGATTCTCATAGAGCGTTAATGTCGTCATTTTTAGTAAAAAATAATCCTCAAGTCATGGCTATTTTACAAGCACATATTATGGATCATGTTAGTATTCAAGCACGGGAAGAAGTTGAAGAAGAATCTGGACCTGAAATAGAACAAATAACTGCTCAATATGGTGGTCAATTACCAGAAGAGTTACAATTACAGATTCAAGAGCGTATTGAAAGTCAAGTTGCGGAAAAAGTAGCAGAAATGACTGATGAAATGGTTCAAGAAGAGGCAGAGGCGGTACAAGAAATGAATCAAGATCCACTTGTAGGGCTAAAACAACAAGAAATTGACCTTAGAGCACAAGATATACAAAGAAAAGCAATGGTTGATGAAGCTCAAATAGGTATTGATGAGAAAAAACTACAACAAACAGCAAAAATAGCGCAAGATAGAATAGATTCACAAGAAGATATTGCACAATTACGTGCAAATGTTAATTTATCTAAACAAAATCAAAACAATGCAAAGCGCAACAGATAAATTACAGGAATATTTTAACGAGTTGATGAATTTTTCAGATACAGCGGTTACAAGTCAAGAAGAACAAATACTTTTAGCGGGTGCAATGATGGGTGTGGCTAAAATGTTGTATCACAACAACCTTACTGAGCAGGAATACGATAATATTATGAATCATAATGGAAGAGACTTGCTAAATCTTATAAAACCAACTATACATTAAATATTATGAGTACAATAGAAAAAACAACAGAAACTCTTGATAAAATTCAAGAAATGTTATCAGATGGAGTGTTTGAAGGGAAAACTAAAATAAGATCAGCAAAACAACTTAGTGAGGCGCTACAAAGAAGATATGATGCGATGCCTGAAGACGATAAAAAAACTTTAAAGAAAAGAGTAAACAGTAGTTTAGCAAATCTTAAAAATATTTTAAAAAAACCTGACAAACCTAATCTTAAAAATAGAGCCAAAGGTGGTTCAATAAGCAAATTAAAAGCAGGTGGATTTCCTGATCTATCAGGCGATGGTAAAATTACAAAAAAAGATGTTCTCATGGGCCGTGGCGTTGTTAAAAAAGCCAATGGCGGTCAAATAAATGGTTTAAAAAAAATGGGCATGAATAAAGGCGGTCTAGCAGGTAGACTAGCTCAACGTGGCTATGGAAAGGCAAGATCATGAAGTTTAAAAATGCAAAAATGACTACTGTCGCTCAAAAAAATCCTTTTCCTAATAGAAAAATAGCTTCAACAGCAGAGCAAGTTTTCTCTCCTTTTGTAGTAAAAGATAATAAAGGAACTGGTCCAAAAGGGCAAACAAGCAAAATGCAAATTAAAAAAGTAGCATTCAAAGGCGTAAAATAGTATAATCCCTAATTTAATAAAGGAGGTTTTATGAACCTATTAAAAGATCTATGGGGCCATATTAAAGAATGGTCGGATTGGAAAATGAAGGACTGGATTAAGGCCGCTATCGTAGCGATCGTAGTTATCTGGGTTATTAGCTGGATGACAGGCGGAGCAGCATAGTGCTTAATCTACTCGGTGGTATACTTGGTGGTGGAAAAGGCGGAGCCTTAGCAACCATTTCAAAAGTTGTCGATGAACTTCATACGAGTGAGGAAGAAAAATTAGATAAAAAGATATTAATGCAACGCTTACAACAAAAGCTTGCAGAAAAACAGTTAGATGTTAATGCAAAGGAAGCCAGCCATCGCAGCGTATTCGTTGCTGGCTGGCGACCTGCAATAGGATGGTGCGGAGCCCTTGCCTTATTTTTCGCGTTCATCTTATCTCCATGTATTGAATGGTATGCAAAATTTTCAGGTATGGATATTGTACCACCTGCCATAGAAACTGGGCCCTTACTAGCAATTGTCACTTCAATGCTCGGAGTCGCGGGCATGAGAAGTTTCGAGAAGGCAAAAGGAATTGCTAAGTGACATACGACGAATTAGCTGGTTCAGTAAAATTATCAGAGGGCTTTAGAGATCATATCTACAAAGACACCGAAGGATTTGCTACAATTGGCTGGGGCCATAAAGTTGTTCATGAAGATAATTTTAAAGAAGGTAAAACTTATTCTAAAGAAGAATTACAAGAAGTATTTGATAAAGATTTAAACAATGCGATTGGTAAAGCTAGAACGCTTATGGAAAATAATAATGTTACTGATTTACCAACGACTGCACAACATACCATTACAGAGATGGTATTTCAACTTGGGCCTACAGGCGTGTCCAAGTTTCGTAATATGTGGAAATGCCTGCAGAACCGAGATTTTAACGGCGCGAGTTTAGAAATGCTGGATTCGAAATGGAATCGTCAAACTCCAAATCGCTGTAAAAAATTATCGGATCAAATGAAATCATGCGCTTAGAGAATTTATTTACTCACTACAAAAATCAACTAAAAACTAGACAAGATACTATAAAAGAAGCTATAGCTAGTGGTGTAAAAGATTGGGATACTTATCGATATATGATTGGTAAGTATAATGGTCTAAAAGATGCTGAACAGGAACTCACGGACCTGCTAAGAAAAACGGAGCTAGAAGATGAAGACTAAACCTAAATTAATTGTACCAAAACATGTTTGGGATGGTGAACAAACAGAAAAAACAAAAAACGAATTAGAAAAAGTTCCAAATCCAGTGGGTTGGAGAATAGTTTTATTTCCTTTAAAATTAGAAAAGAAAACAAAAGGAGGTATTCATCTAACCGATGACACAATTCAGGAATCACAAATAACAACAAATATTTGTAAAGTATTAAAGACTGGTTCTTTATGCTACACAGATAAAGAGAGATACCCCGATGGTCCTTGGTGTAAAAAGGGTGATTGGGTTATAATAACTCGCTATGCTGGATCTCGAGTAAAGATCGATGGTGGCGAGCTACGGATAATTAACGAAGATGAAATACTGGCTGTCGTTGATGATCCAAGAGACATATTGCCAGCTAACATATTATAAACATGGAGAACTCTATGCAAGAACAAACACAAAATGACAAAATGGTCCCGATAGATACTTCGGGTGAACCTGTCGAAGTGGAGTTAAAAGAAGAAGCACAAACGGAACAAGTAAAAACAACAGAGCCAGAGGTTCAAGTTGAAGAGGTTTCTCAAGAAGAAGTTAAAACAGAGTCTAAAGAAGAAGAGCTTGAAGAATATTCAGCTTCTGTAAAAAGACGTATAGATAAACTTACTAAAAAAATGCGTGAAGCAGAGAGACGTGAGCAAGCTGCTATTGATTATGCTAAAAAAGTTAAAACAGAGTCTGATAAATTAAAATCATCTAGTGTTGTTCAAAACGATTCTATGCTTGTTGAAAGAGAAAAAGCTTTAGTTAATCAAAAAGAATTTGCTAAAAGAGCAATGGAAGCTGCTGTTAATGCACAGGATGTAGAAAAACAAGTAGCTGCTCAACAAGAAATAGCACGTTTAACTATTGAAGATGAACGTTTAAAAGTATCAAAAGCAAAAGCTTTACAAAGAAAAGCTCAAATAGAGTCTGCTCCGACAGAAGAAGTTGAGCAAATGATTAATAATCAACCTGAACAACAAAGACAACCTGATCCAAAAGCTGTTGCGTGGGCCGATAAAAATGATTGGTTTGGTACAGATAATGCCATGACTTATACTGCCTATGATATACATAATCAGCTTGTTAGAGAAGGTATTGACGTAGCAGATGATGACTATTATACTGAGATAGATAAACGTATACGAAAAGAGTTTCCCCATAAGTTTTCCGACGGAGGGGATGTAAGTCGACCGAAGCAAAAAGTTGCTGGAGTTGTAAGAAAATCGCCATCAGGGCGCCGCACTGTGAAACTCACACCCTCACAGGTAGCTATTGCAAAAAAACTTGGTGTGCCACTTGAAGAGTACGCAAAACACGTGAAGGAGAACTAACATGAGTACAAAAGGAATAAAAAACCTATCACGCAAACAAGAAACCCGTGAAAA